CACACGATCCCGACGACGTCCTCGGGGATCGTCGACCAGCCGTGCTGGTAGGTGGCATTCACAGTCTTGAGCCCGCCGCGCCACAGGTTGATCTCGAACGAGTTGATCGGGGCCGAGGAGAGGTCGATGATCTGCAGCCCGTCCCACTCGTAGGAGACGGTGTTGTTGTTGGTGTCGGTCACGCCGGTGACGGCGACGACGGGGCGCTGAGGGAGCCGAACCTTGCGGTTGCGGACCCTCAACGTCACCGTCGACGTCGCGAGAGTGAACTCGAGGCCGGTGAAGGTGCGGACGCGTTGCGAGGCGATGTCGAGCAGGCGTGGGGCGCGCTCGAGGTCAGACGTTTCCATCTGGCGGCGCATCACGGCCTGCAGGTCGTCGGTGTCAGCGAGTGCGACCATCATACCTCCGATCGGAGGTCCCCGCCCGGAGGCGGGGACCTGGGATGATCAGGAACCGGAGTCGTTCGTGAGCTTCACGAACGCGTCGGGGTCGTTGAGCAGGAAGCCGTACTCCGCCTCAGCGAGGATGGCGACGAGGTTGTGCTCGAACAGCGACGTGAGCGTGCCGTTGATCGTCACGGCCGCTTCGGTCGACACCCGGTAGCTGATGCCGCCGACGACGCCCCACGCTGCCTGGCCGAAGTCGCCGCCGTAGCCGACGACCGAGGTCTGGTTGGCGGTGGCGACGCCCTCGCCGATGAACGACGGCCGGTTCAGGAGCCGGCCGGCGGTGCTGAGGCCGTCCGAGCTGGAATCGGTCGGGAGTTCCACGTAGAGCGGACGACCGGTGGTGTCGGTCGCTCCCCACAGGGTCGGCTCGAGGATCGAGTCGAGCGCCCAGCCGTTCAGCCGGTAGCGACGGCCCGAGGCGTCGGAGTCGGTGACGATCTCGCGCATCGCCTCGACGAGGTCGCCGTGGATGCCGCCGAGGGCCTGCGAGGAACCGCCGATCTCGGCGCCCTTCGTGGTCTGGTCCATGTAGGTGGCGAAGGGGCCGCCGCCGGCGGTGCCGTCGGGGCCTTCGTCGTGAAGGGCGGCGCGGTCGAACGCGACGGCGAAGGACTCCGCGAGCGAGTTCCGCATCGTGTTGATGTAGCCACCGGGGTTGGCTCGCACGACCTCGGCGGAGACCACCAGGATCGCGGCGAGCTTCTTGGGCACCATCGACTTGAGAGCGAGGGTGCCGGAGCTGGCCGGCTTGATGCCGCCCTCATCGACCCACCCGGCAGCGGGCCGGCCGGTGACGACGGGGATGGACTCGCCGTTGATCCCGAGCGGGACCTGCGGGACGAGCTGCTGCACGACCGACTGGCGAGCGGCGCGCTCGAAGATCGGTGCAGCCTCGTGGGCGGGGAGGAAGCCGGAGAAGTCCGACGTCTTGGTTGCGGCGGTGATCGCCATGGGGGTGTCCTTTCGGGAGGGTTAGGTGGCCCCGACCGCGCGCTTCAGCGACTGCGTGAGTGCGTCGCTGTTCAGCGCCGGTGCGGTGCCTCGAGCGCCCTGACCCAGGTCGGGTGCGGCGGGGTAGCCCGGCGGAGTTGCCGGTGCCTGCTCGGTGGTCTGTGCGGGTGCGATGCCGTCGATGAACGTGGAGACCGACTGGTGGTCGACCTTGCCGTCCTCACCGAGGAACTTGGCTCGATCGAGACCGAACGTGAGCGCCGTCAACTGCTCCGGGGTGAGCCGGCCAGCAGACTTCGCTTCGAGTGCCGCGTCGACGAGTTCAACCGCCAGCTCGGCCGTGGCTGCGGTGCGACCGCGGGCCTCGGCTTCGGCGATCGCCTTCTCCGTGTCGGACATCGTGGACGCCTTCAACTGCTCGAGCTCGGTCGCGGCCTTGGCGTTGGCCTTGGCGCGTTCCTCGTTCTTGCGGGCTTGGGCCTTCCACTTCTCGACCTCGGCGGAGAGGTCGACCGTTGCGGCTTCGGTCTCCGTGGTATCGGTTGCGGGCGCGTCGGTGGTGGCCGTTTCGGCCGTGGTCTCTGGCATCGCTGGTTCTCCCGTTTCGGGTTGGTGGGTGCCCCGTTGCGGGGCGGTCAGAGCTGGACGGGGACGGCTGTGCAGCCACACCGGTCATGGCCGAAATCGGCCGTCTCTGAGGTCTTGTATCGCTGGCCGGCAGCGTCTCGGCAGAACCCGCAGGCTGCGGCCCGTGGAACCCTCTCCCATGCCACACGGGTGCGTGTGGCGGTGGTGACGTGGTCTCCGGTTCTGCGGGCCGCTGAGGCCACGAAGCGGTCCGTTTGGGCTTCGGTGATGGATCGGCCGGCGCTCACGGCTTCGTCGTACGGGCGGCCCTCAGAGAGGGCGTGCCAGACGGCAGTGAACGGCGAGCGTGCGTTGTACTCGACGTCGATCGACCCGATCGGGATGGCCGGCGGTCGAAGTTGGAGGATGGCGGCGTAGAAGCCGACCGCCACGGTGATCGCGGTGCGTTTCGCAGCGAACGTGTGTGGACCGGCGAGTCTCAGGAACGTCGAGAGGTCGGCTTCGTCGTATCCGTCGAGCCCGTCCCAGATTCGGACGAGTTGGGCTGCGGTGCGGGACGAGATACGGGCCTGGGTTGCCTTGTGGCGTTCCACGAGGGCCGCCACCTCGTCACGCTGCAGCACCCACGGGCTCCGGGGTGGTAACAGGTGTCGGATCGGGCTCGAGGAGAGCCTCGGCGGCCAGTTCGGCCTCGTTGCGGGCGATCTCCTGCGGCGTGAGCTGCCAGATCTTCTCCTGCACCGTCCGCTTCGACAGCCCGATCGCCTGAGTGGCCGCCTGGCCACGCTCGGACAGCGTGTAGCGCTCCGGGGAAGCCCAGATCACCTCGAGGTCGGAACGGGCGGCACGCTCGGCGTCGCCCATCATCATGAACGCGATCGACATGACCGCTTCGTACGCCTCGCCGGCCTGACCCATCCGGTCCTTGACCTTGAAGATCAGACCCTCACGGGTGAGCGACGCGCCCTCAGCGGAGCCTTGCGCAGCATCGGGGAACAGATACGAGAGCGGAGTACGGGTGACGGCGGCGAAGTCGCGCACGTCGGCCTTCACCGATTCGAGGACCGGAGTCAGGTCGAGCGCCCCGGACTCCCACATCTCAGCGGACGCCGGGAGGGTCCAGATCGCGCCCGGACCCTGACGGAACAGCTCGTCGTAGTCGACCTCGGTCCCGTCGGGGTTGGTGGTCGGAACACCCTTCACGGCGCGCTGGCGGAACGCCTGCAGCGTCATGATCTCGAGCCGGTTCAGGATCGTGTAGTTGATCCGGTCGAGGATCGGGAGGTGCGGTTCGATCTCGCCCTTCGGGAGTCCACGGATCTGCGGGCGGTACGCAAACGGCACCACCGGCACGACGGGCACGCCGAGCGGCTGCGGCGGGCCCGACCAGTCCCAGCCAGAGAGCTCGTTGAGTTCGCCTTCCTGGTGCTTCCGCTGCGCCCTCACGACGTAGCCGGGGACGTACAGGTAGGCGACGTCAAGATCGTTGAGGACGTCGTGGAACACCTTGGCCGCGGCCGTGGCACGGCGCCGGCGCGCCGGGTCGACCTCGCAGATCACCTCGCGAGGATCCTCCGGGGTGATGAGCGGAACACCGGTCTCTTCGTCGATGGAGCCGACAATCATGTACGCCTGCGACAGAGACAGAGCGGTGGAGTCGACGAGCTTGTGATCGGCGTCGAGCCCGTTTGCCTGCCAGATGTCCCACGCTACGGAATCGCCGAGGTCGTCGTTCTGGGCGCCGGTGCGGAACCCGAGCGGATCCATCCGTTCGCGGGTCGCCTCGATCGCCAGCTCGGCGTAGTTCGTGCGCGACATCTGCATGAGTCGCCGCGCCGCGTCGCGGACCGCGGCGTCGGCGTAGGCGGGGATGCCGTTCTCGCCGTCGTAGTACATCTGCAGGATGTCGTAGCGGTTGCGCCGGGCAGCGAGCTCAGCCATGAGCCGCTGCAACGTTGCCCCGGCGGTGCCGGCGGAGGTGTCGATCATCGGCTACCTCCGTTCATCGGATCCGCCTGGGGACCCAGGTGTCGGCCGCTTGCGTCACGACGCCCTTGGCCACGGCGTCGAGGCGGCACTGCCAAGCGAGAACAGCGGCTACGGCGGCGTCGATCTTGCGCGGCGAGTAGTCGTTCTCTTTGCCGAGGTTGAGCTTCCCGCCCTTGATCCGACGGCGGGCTTGGAGAACGTGGCGGGTGAGGGCGTACTCGCCGGAGTGGGACAGATCGGCGTTGCGAACAGCGCCCTCGAACGACTCGATCGCCCGCTGCACCAGCCCCGACCTGCCGCCGGTCATCCACCATTCGAACGGATGGTCAGCGGTCGACTTCACCGTCACCTTGCCGCCGTAGGTCGCTTCCCACTGGTTGACGTGGGAGCGCCAGTCCTTCGCCGGGTCCATGTACGCCCCGACGACGGTGTACTTCGTGAACGCGTGCTGGATCGCTGCCTCAATCGCGGCCATCGGCGGTTGCCACTCATCCTGGCCGGGCCCGTCGGGTGCTTCCCACACCCCGAGCTCGAACAGGTGCCCATCGGATACCCGGCAGGCGATCAGGGCCGTAGCGTCGGGCTTGCCCTTCGCCCGACCGCGGGAACCGTCGAATCCGAGCGTGATCTGTTCAAGGTCGGCGACGACCTTCGTCGCGTCAGCAACGTGCGCCCACTCGGGTTGGGTGAGCCACGAGTCCGACGCGTGGGTGATCTGGTTGAGGTAGAACCCTCGAGCGTCCTGCGGATCGGTGTCGGGATCCCAGTAGTCGGCGACGATGCGGTCGATCGACACCCAGCCGCCGTTGACGTCGGCCGATTCCCCGTACGCGACTGCGAGGCCGTGACGTAGGGATGCCTCGTCGGTCGGGTCGGTCTCAGGCGGGGCTTCCCGGTGGTCGAACAGCACGCCCGTCGAGATCTTCGTCTTGCCCTCGGCTTGGAGGCGCTCGGCGTCGAACGAGTGCTCAGCTACCGAGTCCTCACCGGGGCGGAAGGCGTTCGGCGTCTCGACCGAGCTGCCGTTGACCTTGGCGAGGTTTCGGCGCAGCGTCGCAGCGAGCTTCACTCCGCCGTTCGACGGCTTCCACGATTCCGTCTGATCCATTGCGTTGAACACCGGGCGGAACCCCTCACGCGACGTCCCTGACGCGGTGACCGGTTCGATCATTCCTCGAGGGACGTTCACGAACCCCTGGAGCGGTTCGATCTGGTAGGCGTCGTACACCGGACCGGTCGACGCCATGTCGAGCAGCGGCTCCCAGGTGTTCGTCGTCTGATCCTCCGACACCGCAACGACCTGTACCTTCGGTTTGAACCCTAGATCCGCCCACGGTTTCCCGACCGGCTGACCATCGGCGTCCCAACCGTCGAGCACCACGTCACCGAGCGCTTCGACCAAGCACAACGCGGCGACCAGCGGCGACTTCCCCCAACCCTTCGGACGGGAGAGGACCGCTCGACGGATGAGCCGGCCGTTCATCATCGAACGGCCACGGATCGCCTGACCGGAGAACCGCCGATCGACCTCGTAGAACTTCAGGACGAACTGGGCCTGCTCGTTCGTGAACACCAACGGCTCGCCGGCAGAAGGACCGTCGGGGACGATCAGGAACTCCTCGATCCAATCAAGGACATACCACCCGAGAGTCGGGCGCTCACCCTCGAACGATGGCTTCCAGGGCACTACTCGGCGAGGCGCAAACCGTCGCGCCGCTGGCCTCGAGGCTGCGACCGGCCGGCATCAGCCGCTTCGGCCTGCGCGAACGTGATCTTCAGGCGGGCCCGATCCTCCGGCGTCGCCCCGAACTTCGCTACCCGCAAACGGAGCTCAGCCGCAGCGGTCGTCGACCCGTTCCAGAACTTCGCGTGGATGACCGCCGTGTCCAACAGGAACGACC